TCCAATTGAAAACTACTACGCAAATTATTCTTTTTATGTCACAAACGAAAATAATACATCTCAAATTTATGAAGTAAACTCCTTCGTGTACAATTCTCCAACCAAAGCAACAATAACTCTAAAAGAGGGTGTTCCAGAAGACGGAGTTTTAGCAGAATCATCTTCCTTTCAAATATTGCCAAGCATAAAAATACTAGGTGACGGATCTGGCGCTGTAGCCATCCCAAGATTATCCCCAGAAGATGGAAACATAAACAGAATCATCGTGATAAATGAAGGCGCGGGATACACTCGTGCAACTGCGACTATACCAGATCCATTTGGTTTTGATCCAAACACTTTAAGTTCTGTAGATGAAAAAATAATACTTAGGCCTATAGTATCGCCACGAGCCTCGCACGGAACAAATCTCGCAGAAGAACTTTCTTCTAGACATGCAATCATATATAACGGATTTAATGAGTTTGATAACGAAGTAATACCGGCAACAAATACTTTTAGCCGGATAGGAATAGTTAAGAACCCAGAATTTAAAACTGCGAATACAACTCCAGATATTTTTAACAACACGCTAGAAGTTTTATTAGATGGGCATTCTTTAGAAGTAGACGAAATAGTTACCCAAATTGAAACAAACCCAGAAAGTGAATTCTATAATGAAATAACTTTTATGGGTAAAGTGAATGAGATCTCCGGCAACACTATCTGGCTACGTGAATATATGGGCGCATATCCCAACAATTTGAATTCTGCCAATACCGAATTTGATTTTAGCGATATATCCATTAATGCAGAATTACCGTTATATTCTTCGCGTGATGAAATTCTTGTAATAAATATAGCTGAAGATGCTGTTAAATCATCCAATTACATTCAGAGATCGGGTGAAGTTTATTATACTAATTCTTTTGCGCCGATTACAAGAACAGAAGAATCAAGAGAACAAATTAAAGTTGTTATTGAATTTTAAGGAAAAATAAATGCCAATTAATAAAGACCTTAACGTAGATCCGTATTTTGACGATTTCGATTTAACTAATCAGTTTTATCGGGTTCTTTTTAAACCGGCTTATGCAGTGCAAGCAAGAGAGCTTACACAGATGCAAACAATGATGCAAAACCAAATTGAACAATTTGGCGATAATATTTTCAAAGAAGGATCTATTATCAAGGGGTGTAACTTTACCGAGTTGGGCGATCTCAACTATGTCAAAGTTACTGACAAAGAAGGTTTTGACGTTTCAACATATGTTGGGTTTAGTGATACTGTCACTATAGGCTCTGAAGATTATGTTAGAGATAACACATACGAATTAAGAGGCCAGGTCACAGGAGTTACAGCATCTATTATCGCAGCAACGCGCGGTTTTGAAACTAGAAACCCCGACCTAAGTACATTTTATATAAATTACACTACAACCTCTGCTGGCAATAAATTGTTTCAATCTGGTGAGCTTTTAAACATCTACAAAATAAGCACCGTCAGCGTTGGAACTTCTGTCAACAGATCAGAAGAGCTCGTAGATACTATAAACGTTACTACATTTTCTGGATCAGTAGGTAATTCTTTTGGGCTGAGAACTTCTCCTGGTATTATTTTCCAAAAAGGGCATTTCCTATATTCTGAAGAGCAATTAGTAATTATTTCAAAGTACACGAATATTCCGGATAATGTTTCCGTTGGATTTTTAGTTGAAGAAAAAATAATCAACGCGTTCCAAGACGAATCGCTCTATGATAACGCAAACGGATCTAACAACCAAAACGCCCCAGGCGCTGACAGACTGAAATTGATTCCAATTCTTACCGCGTTGGCAACAACAGAAGCAGATTTAGATACTGCATTTTTTACTCTTACTCGCTATTCAAACGGAAACGCTGTTACATTAAGAGATGTTTCACAATATAATGTCCTCGGTGAAGAAATGGCGCGCAGAACATACGAAGAATCTGGTGACTACATAGTAAGAGATTTCAATTCTAAAGTTATAAGAAGAGATGGTAATCTTAAGATTTCTGTAGGTAGTGGTCTTGCATATGTTAAAGGATTTCGCGTAGAAAACTCAGCAGAATACATTTTAGATATAGATGAGATAGCTAATACTTCTTTTGACGAAATAACAAATCAAGCAACCTCTTTCAATTATGGCGGATATTTGAATTTGGCAAATTCGAACACCGCTGGTATAGTATCTATAGACGATTTTTCAACAGTTCAATTGCAAAACTCTGTATCTTCTAACATCGGTACTGCGAGAGTTAGAAGCGTAACTAATGACAAGATTTTTATATTTGATATACGTCTTACCGGTAGCAATTTATTAGGAAATGTTGAAAAAATAGTAGGAACTTCTGGATTTTTGTCAATCGATCCTAATTCAGTCATAAACAAATCTGATTCTGCTGCTATGATTTTTGATACTGGAATGACCAGCTTAAAATCGACTAGTAATATATCTTTGCCAGTAAGAACATCACGCGATCTAACGGGCATTTCTAGTAATACAGTAATAATATCTCCCGCCGCTGGAGAAGATTTTAATCTCGAAAACAATGATATATTATTCGTAGATAGTACAAATCTAAATATAGATGTAATTGATGCTTCACTGTCCGGAGATGATTTAGTTGTTACTCTTTCCGAAACTCCGTCTTCGAGCGCTACTATATATTTCAACAAACGAATTATAGATGCTACTCCATTTACAAAAGCTAGCATAGATTTGTTTGTAAAATGCGACGTTACAAGTACAGACTTTACATCGTCTGCAAAATACAATTTAGGGTTTCCAGATGCTTATAAAATAAATTCGATAACAGACTCTGCAGATAATGATGTGACATCGAGTTTTAGATTAAGAACAAACCAAAAAAATAACTATTACGATCACTCATATATAGAATATATCCAGGGTAGAACCGTACCAGCTGACGGCTTGATAACTGTTTCAATAACTGCTTTTAAGTTAAATGACACGGCTGGAGAATATTTCTTTACTGTAGATAGTTATCCAGGCGGTGTTCCAAAAAATGCAATTAAATCTTTTGCGTCAGGAGGAAAGACTTATGAATTAAGAGACTCTTTAGATTTTAGACCATACGCCGAGCCAATTTCAGGCGCTAATTATACGAATGCTTCATTGTTAGCTACAGCGCCAACTGTAAGCGATCTATCAACTGGAGTAAATGTTGCGCCAACATTTACGGCGTCTTATGAAATACTCACGCCCGCTTTAAATCAAGTAGCGCAAATAGATTATGAGTTTTATCTAAATAGAACTGATATCATAACAGTCGACTCTTATGGCAAAATATCTTTAATAAAGGGTAACGAAGTCATAAGATCTTTACCGCCTACAGTACCTGATAATCAAATCAAAATCGCAGATATTTACGTGCCAGGCATACCAGCTCTAACTCCTGGAGAAAGTAATGATCAAAACCGCAACCAATACGCGGTTAAAATTACTCCAAAGGGTGTAAAATCTTATAAGATGAAAGATATACAAGATCTTGAAAAAAAGATAGACAACATTGGGTATTACGTTCTTTTGAGTGCACTAGAAACCGAAACTAAAAATTTAAATGTCGTTGATGAAAACGGACTAGACAGATTTAAAAACGGTATTATAGTTGATCCATTCAACGATTTAAATATTGCAAATGTTGATGATGCTGAATTTAACGCTGCGATAGATTTTACTGAAAAATCTTTAATGCCGGCAGTACAAGCTCTTCCATTGAATTTAAAATACAAATCTTCAGCTAGCGCTTCGCTATTTCCGACTACGGATAACGCAAAAATAGCTACATTACAAAGAAACCAAGATATTTCTATAATTTCACAGCCTTATGCTACTGAGTTTAGAAATTGTGTGAGTAATTTTTATTCTTATTCGGGCATTGGTGAGCTATCGCCAGAATATGACGCTTTATATGACACTGTAACAAATCCAGTAAATATTAGCGTAGATTTGACATCGCCACTTTCTCAATTTACTGACGCTATCCAAGAATTTATTCCTTTA